CTGCTTTCCTGCGTTGATAAGATCCTGCATCATTTGTTGTTGCATAGCGCCCTGCATCATTTGCTGGTTTTGTATGCTTTGACCGTACCCAAATGATTGCTGGCCTAAATTAGCCATTTGCTGCGCTGCGCCTAGATTTTGTTGATTAGCTTGCAAACCGGCTTGCTGGTTTAACTGTTGAGCAGTCATGCCTTGTTGTGCGCCAAACTGGTTCGCTACATTTGCAGCACTCGCGCCAAATTGATTAGCGGTATTAGCAGCACCAGCACCAAATTGCGCAGCCTGATTAGCCGCCATTTGATTAGCTGCGTTTACTGCTTGCTGTTGCCCAACGTCAAATTGAGCCGCTCCGATAGCAGTATTGAAACCCTGTGATCTAAGCCGTGATGCTGTATCTAACGCTTGCTGAGTGTAGTTTTTATTTGTTTCAGCTTCTACAAGGCCGTGACGCGAGCCGCCAAAAGCATTAGCAGATGTTGCTTGCGCCCCTGCCGTATTCATCGCTTGCTGCCGTGCGCCCTCTATATCTCGCAAAGAAGCTTGCACAACTTGGTTTTCAAAAGGATTTTGATAATTAGCCATTCCAGATGCAGCCGTTGCTGGCCCACCCTGCATAGCAGCATTATATCCCGTAGACTGATAACCAGTTGCCCCATAACCAGTTGGACGCACCTGTTGCGGTCTGTAGCCCATTTGGGCCTGTGTTCCAGCTAGTGCCGTTTGCTGTGCGTTAGAGGCTTGAGTATAAGGATTTTGCGAAATCGCTGGCATCCGTGACATTGCTGGGTTTGCTGAACCGCCCATATTATTTACCTCTCCTGCCGCCGCCCTGCATTTCAAGTGCAACGGGTTGATTTGATGGTGCGCGACTTCCCATTTCTCCCGTAACAGGATCTATTGAAAAGCTGTTTAAATAATCATATTGCGCTGGCCTATTTTCCTGCAATTGCTGTTGAGCTTGCTCAAATATTGGCGCTGAAGAATAGCCAGAAACCCCGCCAGCATATTGCGTTGGCTCTGGAAGATATGATTGCTGCTGACCATCTGGCCCTGCGCCTGTAGGCATCCCAAAAGCGCTTGCCATTTGATTAGTGCCTTGAAATGATGCTTGCTGCATCGGGCTAAAAGCCGCAACGTCTGGCCCGTAGTAAGGAACGTAACCCGTTGACGCAACATCGCTGCCCATTCCAATTCCCTGCTGATAAGCAGTTTCTAAAAAGGCTGGCACTGTTGCCTTTGTTGTAGATGATCCACCACCACCAGACATTTTTATATCTCCTTAATAAAGTTTGCATGGAGCATTTTCCAATCTAACGGCGCTAAAGGCTTTTTCCACCCAATGCGACCCGCCATGATTGCTGCCGTGCAATTTTGTTCTTTGGCCCAAGCCTTAACGTCTGTATCCATGTCTAGTATTTGATCCAATTCGCCACCAGCCAAAAAGATGTTTAAAACTCTCTTTCTAGGATATACCACAATTTCAGTAACAATACACCCCTTGGGCGCGGGCCATAGCTGCATACGCCCTTCCATAATGCCTTTTTCAATATCTTCCCATTCGTGAGTGCCGCCACAGTAAGCAAGAGCATCTTCTATCCACGGCCTACAACGATGTAGTTGATTTATTGGGGTTAGATCATTCATGGTTTCTGGTAATTGCTAAAGTTGTTGCTGGAGAAGCTGGAGAAAAAGCGGTAGCTGCTGTTGTGTTTAAATGACCATTAGTATCTGTCACCGCCCATTTAACCTCTAAATAATCATCCGCATTCAAATCAAAAATCGCTGTCCTTGAAACAACTAAAGTAGCATTGTTTTGATGCAACGAATTAACCATCGTTGCACCAGCTACGTTTACACCGTTGATTGCGGGCCAAAAATAAAAAGTAACTGTACTTGATGAAGTTGAAGCTATTTCTGCGCTAAAACTAATGACATACTCACCAGCTTCATCAAAAACAATTCTTTCTGGATTACTGCCATCACGATTAATTCTGCTGAAATTAGATGGTGCATCATATGTGATAGAGTAAGCCGTATTCGCTGATGCAGCGGTAACATCGGTTGACCTAATAAATGTGGCATGACCGCCACGCATAACAATTTGCCTAAATTCATTGTTATAAGAAACAACAGGAAAACCGCTTGCATCATCCCATAAAATAACGCCGTTTTCTGAGGGATTATCGTCAGATGTTTTAAATCCTAATTTTGCTAAATTTCTTTGCAAATAAGATGTTAGCTGTCTGCCCCATTCAGCCAAATCTACACCTATCGGTGGTGGCAATGGACTAGGCATTATCTTTTCCCTGCTGGCAAAGCATCAACTCTCATATTTCCCACACGCCAATCAGCATTAGTAACACCCTCTACTCGCATTCTCATTTGCCGCCCCGAAAATCTTACTCCAGTAGGATTAGCCGGTGCGTAAGGCCCATGCTCTTGCTCAGAACCGTTTGGATAAAATCTCGTTTTAAACTTTACTTGAACTTGGCCCTGCGTAGCCTCATCAGGAATAAGCTGCATCACATTCATAATGTTATCGCCATTGCCTAATGAAATAGGGCCAGTTTCAGCGAAAACTGACTGGCTGTCATATGCGTGTCCAACTTCATGCTCGTATAGTGTTTTATTGTTACCAGCGAGCAACGCAAATTTAAATACGCCTCTACCAACCCCAGAGGAACGCCCAAGATCACCAATAACCCAATGATTTTCTTGGTAATCAAACGCTACATATTTATCTATATCTGTGCTGCCAGCAGAGCAATAAAACCACCAAATTTCATTATATTCTGTATTTGCCCAAGCCCACACCTGACTTTGTTGGGATCTGTTGAAATTATTGAAAACATGATCGTGAACATCACACGGCAATTCTCTAACGCCATTACCATCAAAATGATGAAAACCCCGCTGACCCATCCAAAAAACACCGGCATCAACATCAGCAGCCGCTTTTCGTGAAATTGCACCACACGCGGTTCCAACCCTTTGGTTTGAATAAACATACGGTGGGCCTAAATATCTCATGGCATGAGCGTCTACATCAGTTATGATTAACGTCTGGCCGCGTGTTCTAATGCCTTGCATAATTTGCCCAGAGGTTTGCAGCAAAATATCACCCGCTTCGTTGGTTGTAGCGGGTGTCCATACGGTGTTTGCTTCACGATCACACCACTGCACTTTTCTAGGGTCATCACCAGCACCCAAGGCAAACACAAATCTTTCCTCTGTTACAATTAAACCTAAGTTTTTAGTAGGCGCGTTTGTCAAAACAGAAGCCGTAGAAGGATTTGCGGATTTATCCCAATACCATATTCTGCCATCTGATGAAGAACATGCTAGTAAATCCTCACCCCAATTATCTATTGACCAAGTTGTAGCTTCGTCAAAATTACCATCATCAGGCCGCGCTGTTCCATATTCAGTTTCACCATAATCGCCATATCCATAACCAGTGAGAACAACCCCGCGCTCCAACTCAGGAACACGCCTAGCAGATACATCATTTAATGCGCTTGGAGTAATAGATGTTAAAGTGCCGCCGCCGGTCATCAATTTTAGTTCATTGTAAGATCCACCAGCTATATAAGCAGTGCCATCGTTTGCTTCCCACGAATGCATACCGCGCAATGTATTTGATGCAAAATTCGCTTTTCTAGTCTGCCACCCCTTAACAGGACGCAAACTGTTATCACGCCAGCGAACTAAACTGCCATCACGCCATCTACCAGTTTGCTCTAAATCAGTGCCATTTCGGTAAAATCCTGCGGGTATATCTAAGGGTACTAAAGTCATTTACCGATCCTGATTACAGGGTTGCGTTAGAATTTACATTTCCAGCCACACTTAAATTGCCACTACTATCTAAAGTCATCAAAACCGTTGAACCATTTTTAAATTGCAAAGTTGTTCCAGACTTAACAATTTCCCAATGACCGCCAGTGCCACCAGAAATAAAATGACTATCTGCGGTTACGGTGTCATCTTTTAAAAGAACGTTATCAATAGTTACACCTGATCCAGAAGTCACTTCCGTAACGGTATTTGTAAATAACTGATTGCCATCACCTACAATCAAACTTCCTGTTAATGTGCCGCCACCAGTAGATAGCTTTCCATTAATCTGTGTTTGTATAGAGGACGAAACACCATCTAAATACCCAATTTCTGTAGATGTTACGGCTGAAACAGCAACCTTCCCGCTCCCATTGGATACAAGAGCGCGATTTACTGTTAAATTAGACCCATCAATTGTTGTAGCTGCGCCAGTTATAGTCGGTTGCTTTCCATTTAACTGGGTTTGTATATTGCTGCTTACGTTATTTAAGTAACCTAATTCTGTAGTAGTAATCGTTGAAGATGCCGCGACCTTACCATTACCATCTGAAATAAGCGCTCGCCCAGCAGTTAAATTGCTGCTTGCAATAGTCGTTGCGCCGCCAGTAATCGCAGAAGGAATATTGTTTAATTGCGTAGCTGTAGCCGTAATTGCTGTGCCATTTACAGCCCAACTTCCTTGTTCTAAATCGGGCTGAATGCGCTCTACAGTTTGGCTGTCTCCATCAGTATAAGACGCCCCGTATAAAAGGCTGTCTATTTTATCCCAATTCTCATTTAACTCACCGCCCCAGCTATCGCTATCTGCGCCCACTACTGGCTTATTAAATTTATAATTTGTGGTATTTACAGCCATATTTTACATCCTTTGTTGTGCGCAATGTACCACGCTACGCGGCCTCAGTCCATGTTTCACTGGCAACCACTTGCTCCGTCCAATTTTCTGCTTCTTGGAAAGGTTCCAACCAACCTCTAATCTTAACATCAAAACCAGAATACAAGAACGATCCGCTGACAAGATCCGTATTCATCACTTTGGTTATCGTCACATCAAACACAGCCAGCGAAAACGCGCCGCTATCGGCTGGCATTCTATTGCCGACCCTAAACAGAACAGTATTGCCGGTTTGCGCAAACGATCCGCTCGCAAGGTCAACATTCATCGCCTTTTTGAATGGGATGACATTGCCAGTTGCCGCGAAAGATCCAGCATCAAGCTGGGTATTCATTGCAATGCTAAATGACGCATCTTGCCCAGAATATGCAAACACGCCAGCCGGTGTAAATTCTGTTATATCTTCAGTTATAGATTGGCCGGTAACAAAGAATAATGCATGTGAGGCGTCAAACCTAATAGCCTTTTGCAGCGTTACAGCTTGCCCTGTAGACGCGAAAGAGCCAGATAGCACATCTACGCTTAGATTAAACGACATGGGCGCTGCATGGCCCGTTAGAGCGAAGCTGCCAGCCTCTACAGCCTCAGATATATCCTCAGTAATATTCTGGCCGGTAGAAGCAAAAGATCCAGATGCCAGAGAGATGTTAAACTGCGCATTAACCGCAGCATCTTGGCCTGTGAGGGTAAAGCTTCCAGCGTCAACTACTTCACTGATTTTTTCAGTAATTTCTTGGCCGGTTAAAGCAAATGAGCCAGAGGCGGCTGTGATGTTAAGCTGCGCATTTACATCTGCATCCTGACCAGCAAGAGCAAACGACCCACTCGCCAAGGTTTCGTTTAATGCTTTTTGCAGCGTTACATCTTGGCCGGTAAGAGCGAATGATACGCTCTCAGCAATCAGACCAAAACCAAGCTCAAAGATGATAGTTTGACCTGAGACAGCGAAAGACCCCGCCGCCAGATCCACATTCATCGTTTTGCTAAACTCAGCCGCCCTGCCGTTTAGAACGTACTGACCATCTGGCACAAACTCAGTAATGAGTTTTGCTGCGCCCTGCCCACTAACCGCAAACGTACCGGCATTAACCTCAAAGATATAATCTTGAGTTCCGCTGCTTGCTATTGGCCCTGCGGCTAGTGGAGTAAAACCTAACATTCACTAAACCCAGTTGCTTGCCAGTGTAATTCTTTCAGTCTTGTTTTTGCCAGCCCTGACTAAATGAGGAATATATGACCGAAACACAATAAGCCTTCTTTCTAGTGGATCACTTCCAATAACGTCTCTGTTGTCTGGAAAGCCAAACATATCTTTGTATGGAGATTTAAACATAGTGCCAGAAGAACCCTCTGGAGATTTTGCATAATATATACAGCTTAGGCGTGCCTCACTATGAATATGCTCCTCAACGAACTCTCCAGTTTTATTGAAATTAACCCACCCATTTGAATAGTTCATAGGCTCTGATCTCTCATGTTCAGCAGCATAAGAGTTTACAGCTTCCTGAACCTTGTTGTTGTAAAACCTAAACCTCTCATCTTGAAAAGGATCAAACCCAGTAAAGGTTGTGGTATTTGTCGCATCCCAACCTTCTGGGTTTTTACCTTTAAAGTCCGATCTCACTTCATCACAAAGAGAGCAAAGGGTTTTATTTTCTTCTTCCGTAAGAAGATTATCTGCGAACAAAAATGCACTGCCCAAAACACTCATCATCTGCATAGACATAATTAACCCCAATAATCACGAATTATATGTTTTGATAGTATATAAAATTCTGTCTAGTATCCGTGCTTGCCGCTGTAATAGAAGCGTTTGGCGCAAGATAGAAAAAACCGCTAGCTGGGCCAACCCATTGAGTTGTTCCACCGCCCTTATGGATCAAAGCACTAAGCCCCCCTGGGATACTACTATTAGTAAACCAACTGTTAGACCCAGTATACACAATTCCAGCCCTATTAGACTTACTTCCTGTGTAGTTATAAATCCCTATTACCCCTGTACTTCCAGCAGTAAAACCAGTGCCCTGTATGTTGCCACCACTAACGTACAAGCTGTTGCCACCAGAAGGGGCATTTGTATACAACGTGTCAATTATAGAAAATCCCCCAATGCCAGCCGCTTCAATTGCGTTCTTTGTGGTGGTGTCAACGCTCGCAATATTCTGCAATTGCCTTGAGTTATTTACGACTGTTGTGCCGTTTATCTGTAAAGCCATCGTCGTGTCCTTTCACTATTAGCTTTTCATGGATTGGATTTCAGCTTTCAGATCGTCAATCTGAGTTTGCTGCGTTTTGATTGCCTCAACCAGATGACCAATCAGGCCGACATAGTTGATAGATTTCATGCCAGTATCTTCATCGGTATTCACAACGTCTGGAATAATCGGCTCAACCTGTTGCGCTATGAAGCCTTGGCCCTGAGTGCCGGTATCGCGCCAATCAAATGTAACGCCCTCAAGCTGACAAATATCAGCGAGCGCATTATCAATTGGCTTGATGTTTTTCTTTAGCCGCTCATCAGATGTACTGTTTAGATCGCCAGAAACCAAAACATGCGGAGATGAGTTTTTAACTTCTAGCCGCTCTGACCCACCGACAACAACGCGCCACTGATCGGAAGCATGAAACTGCATGTATGTGTTGGTGTCGCCGTGATGAAATATCTGATCACATCCATAGATGTCATAGTTATTCATATCTAGGTGGCGAGCCATTTCCATATAAGTCGGCCCTGTGGTGAAGTTGGATACACCATTGTGGTAGAGCGTAACCCCACCGTTTTCTTGCATTTGAACAGCCCAATCGCCGTTTTCATCATCATAAAAACCACTTGTTGAGCCATCGGTCATAAATGACCAGCGGCCCTCGTTTGAGCTATTGCGAATTTGCAAGCCACCCCAAGTAGAAGTTGCTGATGTAATTTGCAGCAAATCAGCACGGTCTGTGCTTTCCCGTAGCTGAACCTCTGAACCAAGATGAACCTCTGTAACGTCAATCGTGCTATCAAGATTAAGGGTAACAGACCCGCTAGTGCCGCCACCGTTAAGGTTTGTACCAGCCGTTACGCCCGTTATATCACCTACGTTTGACGTATAACCAGCAGCAGCGTGATCGCCCCAGCCATAAGCAGTATTCCAATTGCTTACATTCGCATCAGACGCACCAGTAATCGTGCCGCCAATAAAGTTTCCTGACCCGTTTATGCCTTTGGTAGTACCATCAACAAAGAAGCCACCATCTGACCTAATATATCTTGGAGTATAAATGTTTTTGGCGGTCACTTGGTTAATACGCAGCCACGTTGTATCTTGGCAGCCAATCTCACCCATACGGGTTGTGCCGTTGTAAAACTGAATATGATCGCTGACGTTGTTATCAGCTTTGTAAATTCTAACCTCAGTATCACCGCCTGTGCCATCACCAACATCAAGCCGTGCATTTATTTGCAACTCGCCCGTCATAGTGTCGCCAGTGACATTTACAAAGCGGCTGTCTGCTTCGCTCTCAGTGTAATAGCGCCCATCTAAATTGACTGACGCTAAACCCGTAACATGCCCAAAGCCATCTAGCGTAACGTCTTGAATGACTGTGCCACTACTGTTGTTTACAGAGGCTTGCGTTGATGTATCAGAGTGTGAAATTGTGCGGTTTGAACTAAGCGCCCCGCCACCCGTTAAACCGCTACCAGCCGTAATAGATGTTGAAACATTAAAAGACAGATCAAAGGGATCGCCATCTGAACCTGTGCTGGTATCAGTCCAGTTAATATTGATCCCGCCAGCCTCAACAAATTTCCACTCTTTGCCCTGAGAGATTGTAACTTCTGTGCCATCACCATCCTCAACGACAAAAGTAGTCAATTGATTGGTATTGGTATTCGTAACGGTTTCTGTGGCGCTATTTATTCCAGTAACATGACCATACCCATCTAACGTAATGTCTTGGATATAGGTGCGGCCCGAATTGTTTACAGAACCTTGGCTAGACGTATCTGAGTGATTAAAGGTGATCGTTTCATTTGACGATTGATCGGTTGTAAAATTACCGCCACCAGTTAGCGCACCCCCCGCACTCAAAGTGATCGTGGCATTGTTTGGGATCGTGTTTGTATTGACCACCGTTTCAGTAGCCGTTGCCAGCCCCGTAACATGCCCGTAGGTGTCCAAGGTTATATCTTGGATGTAAGTACGCCCAGAGCCGTTTACTGACGCCTGTGAGGACGTATCCGCGTGGCTGATGGTAACGTCACCAGTGCCGCCACCAGTTAGCCCACCACCCGCTGTGATCGTCTGATCGTTCTTTGCGTTAGCCTCAATGCCGTTCAGCTTTGTGTGGTCTGCATCGGTGAAAACATTACTATCAGATGCGCTTTCTACTAATGATCTTATTTCTGCGGCTGTTTGATCTGCCGTTGCACCGCTTTCAATGCCATCTAGCTTGCTGCCATCACTTGCAACATTGCGGCCATCAACGGTTCCAGAAACAGCCAAATTGCCGGTAACACTTGCGCCCGTAGACGAAACCGTAACCTTGTCAGATCCACCGTGCTGAAGCCTGTTTAGATCATCAGCGACAGCCGTAATAGAAACGGTTGCCTGACCGGCTAAAGTGATCGCGTTATTGCTGTTACTACTTTCTGTCGGGGATCTGGTTAGTGATGTGCCGGTACTGCTATATGTGCCTGTGCCAATCTCAAAATTCGCACCTTCCTCAATAACGTATTGGACAACATCACCATTTGAAACACCCGCCGCTGCGAATGTTTGAAACCCATTGGACGCGGAACCCAAAGTGACAGTTCCGCTTCCAGTAGTGGCGGTTGTCATCTTGGCCCTGTTAAACAATTTAGCCATGATGAGTTACCTTTTTATGTAAGTGTCAGAATGCCGTTTGTGCCGATATCAACGGTAAACGTATCACCATCATTCAACACTAAGCTGGCTCCATAATCATAGTACCCAATGATCGGATCTGCCGGTGATGTAGGCGTATCATTATATACAACAATATATCTAAATGCCGCTACAGTGCCGCCTGATGCTGTCAGTGTCAAATCATCTGCACTTAACTTATATGTGCCAGATGTTTGTGTGCTGGTGACATTAGCCAACGTGCGAGATGACAGGTTTGTGTATGAAATTTCGGTGATGTTTGCCAAAACACCATTGCCATCAGAAACAACATTTGTGCCTGATGTTGGATCGGTATTTGACAAAGCTACCTTTAAAGTGTCGCTGTCAAGATCCATAGCGTTTGCCAAATTTACAACAAAGTCATTGACCTTTGTAAAGCTTGCCATGTTTAGTAACTCCTAATTTGAATACGCCGACCCGCGCCAGCAGTCTTTGCCTTTTCGCTCTCAGCATTTATACCATCTATTGCGCTTTGATACAATGAAGTCCAAACGGCCAACCTTCCATCATCACCCAAAAATGGCGCTGTCTGCATCAATGCTCCGAACAGGTATGCGTCTTGATGCTTTTCCAGAACCCAATTTGATGTGTTGCTGTCACTAAGAGCAGGAATATCTGAATAATAAACCATCTCAAAAGTGTAATCTGCATCGGGTTTCGGGAAAACTTCTATCGTACCGTCTACGATAGCATAATACTTTGGCTTAGAGGTTACGTCATTGGATCTTTCACGGCGTTCCGCTAACTCTCCAATGCCAATCAATTCTAAACGCAATGGATCTGAACCCGTCAGCATTGTTCTAACAGGCTCTAAAAAATCACTAGGTAAGGCTGTGTATTGCGTATCTAATAATGCCGTGCTGCGGCGCTCCATACGCCAGTGACGCACTTTGCGCTGCATATCTGCTTCTGCCAAGGCAATGAATGTATCTAATGACTGCGCAATATCTTGCTTATTTGCGTAAGCTAAGATTGCATCTTGCAACGTGGCATAAGATGTAATTGCCATTTAAAAGCCTTACCCCGCAACAGATGCCAGAGCCGATTGCTGCGCAGCCGCAACATCAGTAGGCGCTGACAAAGAAAATCCTGCCATCTTCATATCATCTAAAGCAAGAGTTTGCTGAGAACGTACCGCTGACATCACTTGCTGGCTCACTGTATTGTTAAATACAGCATAGCGGGCATCATCCATCAAAAATGGCGTTGCATGAAGCAAGCTGGTGTAAAGGTAAATATGCGGGCTATCTGTCAGCAGCCAGTTTGTTGTATTGCTATCAGACAAAACTGGCAGTCTTTGATAGTAATCTAAATCCAAAGATCCAGATGCCGGTGTAGGAGTGACCACTATATCACGGCCAACAATAGCGTAAAATCTAGGGTTTGCAGCATTTCTTGTGCGCGTTCTTCGCAACATTGTAAGCTGCTGCGGCGTAATTTGCTCTAAAGGCTCATCCTCAGATGACGCCACCTGCGCGTAGACAATCTCTAAAGCATCGGCTGGCAATGTGGCGCGGCCACTTGTAATTGCTATAGACGTTGATTGCGTGACCATATCAGCAGAACGCAAAACATCATTCAACGTGCTTTCAGCTAACCGAATAAAATCAGGTATCTTTTGGTCAAGATCGGCGCGGTTCAGCCAATCGCCAATTGCAGTTTGTAACTCTGCGTAAGTTGTGATCGCCATGTAAATCTCCTAAGATTGGCTTACTTTTATCATACTTTGGCTGAGAACCCAAGGTTAAACGCTTTTTGCGTAATATGCGTTTTCTTCTCGCTCAACAACTTTTACTAAATAACGCTTCTGCATTGTGCCGGTAGGTTTTTCCTTCACTACCTCAACGCTTCTATAAAATGGATCACTGCGCATTAAACCCAGCCCCATATCATCAACTTCTATTTCATATTCTGTCATTTTTTTATGCTCTCTAGGTATTCTACCAATGACATCATTTCTTGCCCTAACGGTTGAACCTCTTGCGGGATCACTTCGTTGAATTGAGTATAGACATCTGGCCTGTATTTTCTATTGCTAAGGCCCAAATATTTAGCTTCTTTTGCTAAACTCATTGCCCTGCCTTGCACCATTAGATTTACTTCATACGGTGTAAATTTCTTGTCAAACTCTGCCAACCTGTCCATTACTTCTTCACGCGCTAAAGGCATAAACCTTTTAACATCTTCAGAAACATCGTAGAAGGCTTCTTCATCAGCAGTTGTTTTGTGGATAACTTCACCCAAACCACTTTCGGGCGTATAATTAGATGTTCCAAAATAGGATTGTGGCGGGTAAGGGTCATAAATTACTTCTGGCACTTCACCGTACTTAGATAACCGCGTTCCATAAGCTAACTCACGCTCCATGCCGCGAATATTAGGGTTAGTTAAATGCTGCAATGGATCAATAACTGGCCGCACCTCATCAGAATAATGAAATAAATCAAGCAAGCCTTTTGCTAACTGTGAAGCTTGCCGTAAACCCTTCCGCATTATCTGCCCCACTTCTTGATAATTTCGTCTAACTCATCACGCTCAATGCCTTTTGGCATACCCTGTGGATCTACAGCCCAATCTGGCAGCAAACCAGCCTTCTGATCGGCAAACACTGTATCAGCGCCCAAAGCAGTAGCATTTTGATCTGCAAATGGCCCACTGTTTAACCAGCTATTTTGACCGCGTGTCTCAGTTGTCATGGCCTTTCGGGCTTCTGGACTGAACATTCTGCTATGCTCTAGCCAAGCACGTTCTTCACCTTTTGCTCTAAACTGAGGGTTTCCTGCACCTAAATGACCAAACATATCATGCACAACGCGGAAAGCGTCATTTGCAACAGCATCTTCTTTATCGCCAACTTGACCAACAAAACCAAGTAGAGGGTTGTCTGATGCATCAAACTCACCAGAACCGTAGCCAAAGTCAGTAGGAAATACAGTTAATTCTCTGTTTTCCACAACATCTTGATAACCCATCGCGGGGCTTTTTGCATATGGATCTGTCTGTCCCTCGCGCAGAAACTTAAAATCTATGCCAGTATCTTTAAGCGCTTCATACTGTGCCATTGTTTCATTTTTTAACGCTTCATATGCAGCTTTTACTTCTGGATTATCTGGATCGTGCTTCATGCGCTCATACGCTGCTGCAATGTATTTAGCCCGCTGCTGATCCAATTCTGGATATTCAATATATTCTGGAATATCTATGCCAGCTTCATCCATATATTTGCGAGATGCGCTTTGCACTTCAGCAATCGGCCTAGAAGAAAATCTCCCTGCGTCTGGAATACCCACTGCTGCCGGTCTGCCCTTTTCTGGCAAATTCATAACATCAGGGTTTCCCTCTAATATATCGCCAAGAAGATATGGCCTTGATCGCTTAACCATAGATCCAAATTCACCAGCTTTATCTAATAAACCGGCATATGGCGCGACCATCATTTCAACGGGGCTTTCATCAACCAGCGCGATTAAATCACGACCCATTTTGTCACTTGATTTTTTATCTTGAAAAAATGGAAACCCCTCAGAAAGAGATTGGGCTGTTGATACTGCTGCACCTGTTCCTGATCTAATTGCAGGATCTAACGCCAGAAGTAACTTTGGTAAAGTAAAAACAGGGTTCATAGAAGGTACTTCGTAAGCGTTTACTGCATCACTCAAATCTGATGCCGCTTCTCTCAAATACTGCCTACCGATACTTTCACGCGGATCACGGTATTCTGGCTGTAACGCGCCTCTGTTCTGCAAAAGAAAATCTATAAAACTTGCCATTTTATCTTTCCGACAAATATCTAAACAAACCGCGAGCAAACCCCATTTTTGTTGCAGGACTTACGCCAGAATGCAAAAGGGTCTTTAGCGTTTCCACTCCGACATCAAGATTGCTTTTATCTGGATCTCTGAAATTATCTAATTGATTTCTAAAATAATCTTCGCCCGCCTCTGGCGAAAGATCATACATACTTCCAGCAAACAAACCTTTTTTCGGCCCCATATTTGTCATTTTTGACATCATATAAGTTTCTTGCGGGCCAGCGGGCATTGACTGCAATCTCTCTACAGCGCGTTTTAGTGTGGCTTCACCATACATATGACCTTCAACGCCATCCTCTCTAGGACGATAAGCGTTAAAAGTATCACCTGTTATTTGTGCGTAAAGATCCCTGTAGCTTTCAGCCATCTAGCACTTCCACCTTTTACGCGCAGCCTTGCCCCGCTCACCCGTCCAGCCTTGTGATCTGGCGCAGAAGGATTTTTTGCGAGCCTTCTCTTTCTTTGTTTTTGGGTTGGGCGCAGGAGCCTTGAGATTGCTTCCTGTGGCCTTGTTATACTTTGCTCTACCCTTGGCCGTTAAACCACCGCCACGCTTAACAGACAGTTTTTCTCCGCGCCCTACAGATAAGCTTGGGCCAGACTTTCGGCTTTTAGATTTTGCTTTGGTCATAGTTTAAATGGCCCGCCACGCTCATATAAATCAATAAGTTGAGCGGAATTGGGAGACATTAAAATTTCATTAAACTTTTCTTCTCCTAACTCCTGCAACATTCTATCCATTGTGGCATGGTAATTCGGCCCTGCATCAAGCTGCAATAAAGAAGGTACTGGCTTTGCTTGATAAGGCTCAATAGGTATTCCTTGCGCAGCCTGTGGCGCGGCGTTTACTGGCGGCATAAGCCGATCTATGTTTGGAATACCATCAACACTAGGGTTTGTAAGCTGAGACATCGGCTGTCCAGAATATGCCATGTGCTTTTGAGCGTAATATCTGTTTAAAGCATCACTTCCTTCTTCAAATGGAACTCCTAAATTATCCGCTCTTTCTTTTTCTCTTTCAAAAACATCAGCTACAGCTTCTCTAACATGCTGGCTTCTGTAGTCTAGTGGATGACGGTTCATTGCATTCATTTGCCGACCCGTGCTTTCATAATTTGGAAGGCCCATTGTCTGCATTTGGCGAGCAGTGCTTTCGTAATTTTGAGGCGAAACATTATCCTGAACAGCATTTAAAATACCAGATGGGGCTGGTGTCGGGGCTGGTGGCTCATAAAATCGGCCACCCTCATCGTAATAACCAACGCGCTCGCTTTCATTGCCAGCAAGCATATTAGCTATATTGCCTAAACCACTAAAGCCACCCGCGCCTCTAAAGCCACCACCGCTTGCCTGTGGGCCACCTTGGTCAAACATATCGGTCAGATCACGGTAGCCAATTTCTTCACGCGGCACTAACCCTTCTGTAGCGCCCAATGGCGCAACCTTTGCTACGTTTAAAATATTAGATAAAGGCCCGCCAGCAAAATACGTTCCTTGCTGGTTCATCCCACCACCGTCAAATGCATCTATGTATGCAGGAACATATTTCCCAGCATCATTATAGTAACCAAAGCCACTTTTCTCTGTGCGGCTGGCAGCAATGGCTTTTTGACCCTTAGATGTAGACGGGTCTACCGACTTACCGCCACCTTTCCCGCTACTGCCACTTGATTTTGACGATGCTTTTGACCCGTTATCATCACTACCAAAGCTTACAGGCTTTAACCCCTCTGGGCGCTTCTTGGGTCTTTTCATTTTTTCTTACCGCCCTTGCGGCCCTTTTTCTTGTATCCACAACGCATTTTCTATCCCGCCATAGTTTTCATAAGACATTTGCCTGATTTCTTACAAGCGCCCCTAGTCGGAC